CCTTTAACAAAGGCGGCAAAGTGGGTTCTGCATCTAAGCGCGCTGATGGTATTGCTCAACGGGGTAAAACCCGTGGAAAGATGTGTTAAATGCGACCTAGCCGTGGCATGGGCGCTATTAACGCCAGCAAAATGCCTACGGGAGTTAAAAAAGCCCGTAGGGATGACACTGACTTTACGCAATACGCTGAAGGCGGCAAGGTTGGTTTGTATGCCAACATCAATGCCAAGAAAAAACGTATTGCCAAGGGTTCCGGCGAGAAGATGCGTAAAGTTGGCAGCAAGGGTGCTCCTACAGCGCAGGCATTCATTAACTCTGCTAAAACCGCGAAGAAATAAAAGATGAGTACTACAGGTTCTTCCGTATTTAACATGGACTTCTCGGAGCTTGCCGAGGAGGCGTGGGAGCGCGCTGGCCGTGAGATGCGAAGTGGATACGACTTGCGTACAGCTCGTCGTTCCATGAACCTAATGACCATTGAGTGGGCTAACCGTGGCCTAAACATGTGGACTATTGAGCAGGGAACAATCACTTTGACTCCGGCATTAAGTACTTATGCCCTGCCTACAGACACCATCGATCTGCTAGACCATGTTATCCGTACAGGTGCTAACTCAGTGAACACTCAAGCTGACTTGAGTATTACCCGTATTAGCGTATCAACCTACGCCACTATCCCTAATAAGTTAGCTCAAGGCCGCCCAATTCAAGTGTGGATTCAACGCCTGTCTGGTGAAACAAACCCTACAGATTCAACTTTAGCTGCAACCATTAACTCAACTACTACAACAATCACGTTGAGCTCAGTTGTTGGCCTCGCGGGCGCGGGATACATCCGCCTTGATACAGAAGATATCTACTACGCTTATATCGATGGAAACTCATTAGGCGGAGTATTCAGAGGACAGAACAACACTACAGCTGCAGCACATACAGTTGGCGCGGCAGTCTACGTTCCCCAGCTGCCAGCATTTACTGTATGGCCAACGCCTGACTCTAGCCAGACCTATCAATTTGTTTACTACCGTATGCGCCGCATTCAAGACGCTGGCTCAGGTGTGCAGACTCAAGACATGAACTTCCGTTTCTTGCCATGTGTAGCAGCCGGTTTGGCTTACTACATTGCTATGAAACAACCCGAACTTGTAAACCGCTTGCAGATGCTCAAATCGGTCTACGACGAACAATTTAACTTAGCAGCTGGTGAAGACCATGAGAAGGCAACAATGAGGCTTGTGCCTCGTCAGGCCTTTATTGGAGGAGGCGCTATCTAATGGCCAGTCCATACGCATCAGGTAAATACTCGATTGCCGAGTGTGACCGTTGCGGGCAGCGGTACAAACTTAAACAGCTGAAGATGGAGATAATCAAGACTAAGCTTTACCAGCTAAAAGTTTGCGAATCATGTTGGGATCCTGATCAGCCGCAGTTGCAGCTGGGCATGTATCCAGTCTACGATCCACAGGCTGTAGATCAGCCTAGACCAGACACAACATATGTTTCTGCGGGTATTGGCCCTGACGGCTTCCCAACAGGTGGCTCAAGGGACATTCAGTGGGGCTGGTATCCAGTGGGTGGCTCTAGATTGTTTGATGATGGATTAACGCCAAATAACTTGGTGGCAACAACAAGTGTTGGTACAGTAACGGTAAGCGTAACTTAGGAGAGAAAGATGGACAAGAAAGACTTAAAACAGGACAAGAAAATGATTGCTGGTGCAGTGCATAAACATGAGAAAAAGATGCATCCCGGCAAGCCAATGACTAAGCTCAAAAAAGGCGGCCCAACATCTTTGGATCGCAAGAATTTTGGACGCAATCTGTCACGCGCTAAAAATCAAGGAGGCTAACATGGCCACATTTAGCAAAAAAGTAATGGGCAAAGAAGTTGGCTCTGCCAGCACTTATGCCGAGCCACACACAATGACCGGTAAATCTATGAAGATTGCCAACAACCCCGGCAAAGAGCCAAACCGCAGCAAGCTTAATGAATACGATATGAGCGTTGGTAACATCAGCAAGTCTGCTGGTGATGAGCCAGCTAAAACATCTGGTATCAAGATTCGCGGAACTGGTGCTGCTACTAAAGGCGTGATGGCCAGAGGCCCGATGGCATGACGTACAACGAATTAGTCATTGCTGTTTCAGACTACTGTGAGAACACGTTTCCCACGGTAGATATGAACATTATGATTAAACAGGCGGAGCAACGCATCTATAACTCGGTGCAAATCTCCAACCTGAGAAAGAACGTGACTGGAACCGTTACCTCTGGTAATAAGTACTTGTCTGCGCCTGATGATTTTTTGTCTACATACTCTTTGGCTGTATACCCAGTTGCTGGTGGCGATTACTTATATTTGTTAAACAAAGACGTTAACTTTATTAGAGATGCCTACCCCAATCCGGCGGATACAGGCAAGCCCAAACACTACGCTATCTTTGGCCCGCAGTCTGCCGATGTAAAAGAATTGACGTTTATTCTTGGCCCAACACCAGATGCAACATACAGCGCAGAGCTGCACTATTACTACTATCCTGAATCAATCGTAACTGCTGGCCAGACTTGGCTTGGTGATAACTTTGATTCAGCCCTTCTTAATGGAACAATGTTGGAAGCAATAGCCTACATGAAAGGCGAGCCTGATCTTGTTACTTTGTATAAAGAGCGTTATGAGTCGGCAATATTTTTACTCAAGAACTTGGGCGATGGCAAACAACGTATGGATGCTTACAGGGATGGACAAGTTAGGAACCCTGTCGTATGAGCATAGTCCAAACCCAGACAACCAGCTTCAAAGAGCAGCTGTACAGTGGCGTTCACAATTTGCTTACAAACAGCTTGTACATTGCTTTGTACACCGGAAATGCAAATCTCAACGAAGCAACTACGGTTTACAGCTCTACTAACGAGATAACTGGAACTGGTTATGTAGCTGGTGGTAAATTGCTTACTGGCGTTACTGTTCAGAGTGATGGTTATACGGCTTATGTAAGCTTTGCAAACCCAGTTTGGAGTCCAGCTGCATTCACAACAAGATGCGCGCTAATCTACAATGCGACTCAAGGAAACAAGTCTATTGCTGTATTAGATTTTGGTTCAGATAAGACATGTACAACTACGTTCACAATCACTTTGCCGGCCAATACATCAACATCCGCACTTATTAGGAGTTCAAATTGATAGTTACGACAACTAAAGGCGAAATGGATGACTCTTTGCTAGAAAAGCGACAGGGCGACATTGACAACGAAAACGAAACAACCACATGGACAGAATATTGGCTAGAGGGTGAATTAGTCCACCGTTCTGCTCATGTAACTTTGAAAAAGCCGCCAACTGTTGGTGGTGAGACTGGTACTTTTTAAGGAACTACTATGGCAAATACAGCATCAATGTGTACCTCTTTTATGGGCGAGTTAATGACTGCAACCCATAACTTTGGTACTGCACCCACACGGGCAACATCTGCAACCGATACATTCAAGGCGGCTTTATACCTGTCTTCAGCCACCTACAACGCGGCAACTACGGCATATTCTGTTACCGGGGAAGTTTCTGGTACGGGGTATACGGCGGGCGGTGTAACGGTAACGGCGGCAACTCCTCCTACTGCGACCAATAGTTCGGCAACTGCGGGTGTGGCGTTCTTTACGCCTTCTGCTTCGATAACATACACAACTGATTTATAACTCAACTCAGTCTAATAAGGCTGTGGCGGTTTATACCTTCGGTGACCAGACGATTACCGCAGGTACGTTCACCTTGACAATGCCATCGAACACAACCACAACTGCCTTGATCCGTTTAGCTACCACCTAAAGGGTAAACAATGTCTCTCGGCTGGGGCTACCAAACGTGGGGGGCTAATGGCTGGGGCGGCACTCTTGAAGCAACAGGGGTAGATGCTACTGGAGCCATTGGGTCAGTCTCGCCTGATAGATCTGTAGCACTAACGGGTGTATCGGCTATTGGAGAGATAGGTTCTCTAACTCCAAGCCAATCGGCGGCAGAGACAGGGGATACGGCATTTGGAGAAATTGGGACAC